GCGCCAGATTTAGATTTTTCAAGCAACTTTGTATCAAAGAAGGCAGTTGATTTTTTTAAAAATACAAAATATTCAGATCCAAAATATTATGAAGTAATAAGTCGCGATTTTACTATAAATACTTTACACAAAAGTATGTTTAATGATAATATAATTGACCCACTTGATTGCGGAATTGATGATTGCAATAATAAAGTTTTAAAATGTGTATCCTCACCAGAGATAGCTTTCTATGATGATCCAAGGAGAGTATATAGAGCTATAACTATGTCTTCAAAATTTAATTTATCAATAGATAGCAGTATAATGGATTATGTTAAAAAAAATGTTGAATTATATTCATCAAGAAATCCATTAATATCTGATTCATATATCTTGCATGAAATTGAAAAAGCTATGGATGCAAATGAAGATAGATTTTTACAAGTGTCTTTTGATACTGGTTTGATAAAACATATTCCATTAATTGGAAGATTCAAAGAATTTATCATAAGAAACAACCTTACTTCAAAGTATCTTGATTTAAATAAAAATAAACTATACTAATAAATTTAGATCATTTCAGGAGATTAGCCTTGATCATAGGATCTTTAAATAATTGCCCATTTGGACTGCCCGTTTCTGAAGGCTGCAAATGTGCAGGAGGAAAAGTCAAAGATACTGAGCAATCAGCAATATCTTTAATGACACCTATTGATAATGTCGAAGATAGCGATAAAGATTCTGTTACTCAGGATAACTTAGACGCACTTCAGCTAGTTGAAGAGTCAAAAGAATGTCCTTATCTTGACTCTATACTAAAGCAAGACAAAGTTAACTGTAGATTTGATCCTAACGATCAAAACACATTAAAGGGCCAGGTCTCAATAAGCGGTAGCCCAGCATATCCATCCATTTATGTTGGAAATAATTCTTCAATGGGGTTGGATCCATTCGGAGACAGATATTTGGGTAATGATCAAAAAACAGTATATCGCGGAATATATTCTTTAATTGACTAGGAGATAAAATGGCAAAAGTTTCAGATAGTGTAATATACAAAGAAGCTCAAGATAGCTTTGATTTTGCAGATGATGATATATCTTATTTTGAAGAATTAGATATGGACTCTAGTGCAAGCGATCAGGATATAGAAGTTTTCTCAGAAGAAGACGGTAATGATGTTTATTTTAGCGAAGAAGCTTTAGATGAAGATTCTGAACCAACTTCAGTAGAGGATGCTTTAGATCCTTTTATTGAAGGAGACGATTCGCTTGCTGAACTTGGAAGAGAATTAATTCAAGCAGACGATGATCTAACTTCATTCTCAGAAGAGCATGGAGATGAGGATGCCTTTGTTCCAGGTTCTGACGCAAAAGAAGCAGACTTTGCAGATGATTCAGAAGATGAAGAAGAAGAGGGCGATTATCTTACAACTGGAAATATAAAGAAGTTTATGGAATACATAAAAGATATGTATCCTACAAAGATCCCTAGACACGACGGAAAGACTACTCTTGGATGTGAGAGGGCTAAGTCATTTTTGGAAAGAATGGACAAAGAAATCTCAACTGCTATAAGAAAAGATCATGATGGCGTTCTTGACATATCAGAGTTAGAATCTGTTAGACAAAAAATAATGTCAGATGTTTCAAAACTTGTAGGTCATATTAAACTTTTGAAGTCAACCCAAAACAAAAAGAAAGCAAGCGTTGATGCCTCTGGAATTCCAGCTTGGACAAATCAGGATGGAGTAGAAGTATCTTATGACGAGCTAAGAAAATCTGCAGCAACTCCTAATAAAATGGTAATTGCGGTTCCTCCATTCGAAAGAGCTATTGCTGGAATCATGATTAATGCGCATGTATCAGCCGGCCACAATATGGAAGATGTTTACGAATACCTTTCAAAGAAATACGGAATTACAGCAAGAGAAGAGCTTTCAATCATGCAGGTCTGCATGGACAGCGGATTCCACATCTTTAAGGATAGAGGAACATACTCTGGCGATAAAGAGGATGAGAAGGGATCTGGCGCCAAGAGGGGCGTTGATTTCATTAGAAACTATTTCGCATAAGTAATAAAATGAAAATAACAAGACACAACACAATTGAATCATATAATACAACTGTTGATTGGTTAAAAGACTTTGCAGATAAGCTAAAAAAAGAAGGAAATTTTATTAACAACTTTAATAAAATAAAGAAAAAAGACTTTTCAACTATTGATGAAAAGATGGCAGATATAAAGCAAAGAGTAGGTTTTGATATAATTAAATCAACAGATTATCATCATGATAATAAAAAATCTGCATCAAAAGCAGACTCATCATGCATTGAATGCAAAATGGATGAGTCTACTGGAAATGTATTAAAGTGTAAAAAATGCTCAATAAATGAAAAAATACCTGAAGATGTAATAAGTCAGGTAAAGAATTTTATTCAGTATGCTTTGGATTTCTTAAATCACAATGAAGGATCTACAATAGAGTCTGCACTACATTCATGTAAAAATGACCCTGGACTAAGATATTCTGATATAGAAAATTATATTGATTTTGAAAAACTAAAAGAAATGCTAAAAAAAAAGAGAAAAGCAAAATCAAAAAATAATGAACAAGTAAAATACATTGTGAATGATTCTGCAAATAGCTCAACATCAAGTCGCGAAGATGATATGGCAGACTATTTTAGGCACGCAATCATGTAGGATTAAATGGCAAAAGAAGACAATGAGAATATTATAAACCAGCTAGCATCTAGCTTTTTGGATTTTGATCCAGCAAATTTTGTTCAAAACAATTTGACAATTGATGGATCAGATTTTAATCTACTGGATACTGGCTGGAGATTTATGGTTGATGTATATAGATATATAGCATTAGAATCAACTCAGCAAACTGGAAAGCCAGTAGTTATAAAAAAAGGAAGACAGGTTGGCGCAACCATAATGGGATCTGCTCTTGACTTGTATTTTACAAATAGCGGCTTGTTTACAAAGCCTAATATAAGAGTTGTTCATCTTTTCCCATCGCTGGGACAGGTAAAGAAGTTCTCCCAAGATAAATTAGAGGGTATGATTAGAACTTCTAAAAATAACTTTATAACAGAGAATAAGCTTGATTCCTCTAATGCTGTAGACAACCTAACAATGAAGCAGTTTGAAACTGGCACCTTGTGGGTCGAATCACTTGGAGCAGACGGAGATAGAATCCGTGGTATGACCGCCGATGTTGTTTTCTTTGACGAGATTCAGGATATGTTTGGACACGCTGTTGGTAACGCTACAAAAATACTAACAGCAGCAAAGTATGGTCCAATAGGAAAGGGGGTTCAGGTTTATTATGGAACTCCAAAAGAAAGAAATAGTTATTTCTCAACTTTATGGGATATGTCAGACCAAAGATATTACCATCTTGGTTGTATAAATTGCAATAAGACTTATCCGTTTTACCTGCCAGATGACAAAAGATGGATGTCTATTTGGCTGCATGATAACATTGTTCAGTGTCCATTATGCGGAACTAAGCAGAAGAAAGTTGAAGCAATAGAGCTTGGCAGATGGGTACCTTCCAAAGATCCAGATACATGTAAGTATACTGGATTTCATATAAATCAGCTTTATATTCCATATTTTACAAAAGAAACAATTCTAGATTTATTACCAGATAGAAATCCAACACAATCTGAAAGGCTATGGAATAACGAGGTTATTGGTGAATTTTATTCTGATGCAGGAATGCCCTTGACAAAGGCTGAAATATATGAAAAGTGTAGAGATCAAGATAGAGAATTTTCTTCTAAGATAGATCCTAATAAAAAAGCTGTTTATCTTGGGGTAGACTGGGGTGGAAAAGATGATGACCCTTCCTCATCTGGAGGGCAGTCATTCTCCTGTGTTGTAATCTTGTCTGCGCTCTCAGATGGAACTTTGCTTATTGAGCATGCTCATAAACTAAAAAAGAATGATTTTAATTTTAAAAAAGAAACAATACAAGAAATGTATAGAAGATTTGGCGTAAGAAGAGGTGTATCAGACTGGTTCTTTGGACAAGATGTTGTTCATGACATACAAAATATCTATAGAGATAAATTTATTGGAGCACAAGGAAGTGGAAGCTTAAGTACTGCGGTAAAATATAGAGAAGATGAGCTAATACTTTCATACAATAAAGACTTGCTAATTGAAGAGCTTTTTGATCAATTTAGAAAAGGAAGAATAAGATTTCCTTGGAAATCTTATGAATATGTTGAGTGGTTAATAGACCATTGCACTTCAATGGAATCAAAAATAAAAACTGTTGGCGGACAACCAGTGAAGACCTATTCAAAAGGAGGATCTCCAAACGACGGTCTAATGGCCTTAATGTATGCTTATATGGCTTATAAATTTGATCTAACAAAAGGTTTTTCGGTTAAGCCTGGGCATCAGAAAGAGGTTTCTTCTTTGAAACCTGTATTAGCAAATGTTAAAAGGAGATTATGATGAGTGGCAGAAGAATTGATAGGAAGCCAACAGATATAACAAAAGAAGCTTCAAACACCCTCTCTGAAATAAGAAGGGCTCAGATTACAAACTTTGCAAACAGCCAAACTGATGCAGCATCTGAAAAAAGAATTCACGCATCGGTAGCTCACAGTCCTTCCTTTCTAAAGGATAGCCTTCAAAAGAAGGCCTCTATTGCTTCTCCAATGCCTGGTCCTCAGACTGGCTATGGAACAGATAGAATGGCTCCAGAAGTTTACTCGCCTCTGTTTCAGCTTGCAAATTTAAATTTACCTAGAGATAGAATAACCATGAATGCATGGAATAGAGTATTCTATGACACGCATCCAATAGTTAGAAATGCTATTAACTTGCATTCTTCTTATCCTATTAGCAAAATAAATATAACTTGTAAAAATAAAAAAGTTCAGCAATTCTTTATGGAAATGGCAGAAAGAATTGATTTGTACTCTATTGTATACGGAGCCTCTCTAGAATTCTGGAAAATGGGAGAGGCATTTCCATATGCAGAGCTAGATGAAAATATGGGCGTATGGAGCCGCGTCACAATATTAAATCCAGATTATATACACGTAAAAAAATCAATCATAGGTAATCACAGCCAGATATCATTAAGACCAGACGCAGGACTTGTTAGAATTGTAAGCTCTAATGCTCCAGCAGATTTGGAAATAAAAAGATATTTGCCTCAACACATAATTAACTATGTAAAAAAAGGAATGAATATTCCATTAGATGATTTCAATATATCACACTTAAAACTATTAAGCTCTCCATATGATATTAGAGGTACATCAATTATATTATCTATATATAAAGATTTAATGATGTATGACAAATTAAGAGAGTCAAAATTTGCACAAGCAGACGGTATGATAAATCCAGTAACCCTAGTTACGCTTGGTGGAGATGGAGACTATAGAGCTACTCAGCAAGATATTGAGGCTATGAAGCAAACCCTAGAAGAAGCTCAATATGATAAAGATTTTAAAATAGTTACACATGCTGGTGTAAAAATAGAAAGAAGCGGATACAGCGGAGCAACTATGGATGTTGCAGCCGATATAGAACATATTGTTAATAATATTTATTCAGGTTTAATGACTCCAAAAGCTTTGATGGATCAAGAATCTGCAACTTATGCAAGCTCATCTGTTGGACTAGATGTTTTAAGACAAAGATATGATGTATTTAGAAACATGATAAAGAAATGGCTAGAAAGAAAAATATTTGCACCAATATGTGAAATTCAAGATTTCTTTGAATACAAAGATGGTGAAAAAAGATTGCTAGTTCCTTCTATTGACTTTAACCATATGAATCTATATGATATGGCAGACTATGTACAGCAAATAGGAAACTTCGTATCTAACCAGCAAATCTCTCTTCAAACTCTCCATAGAAGCTTGGGACTAAGTTACGAGGAAGAAAGAAGAAGAATTAGAGAGGAAATGATCGATAATCAAGTTTTTGCAAAGGAACAACAGATACTTGGAAATATGAGACTATCAGAAATAAGAGGTATAGATCCTTCAAAGGAGATTCCAGAGCCAGCAGAAGGAACTCAAGGTGCTGCACCAGCAGAAGGTGCGGCTCCAGAGATGCCAGGCTTACCAGGCATGGGAGGACCACCAGAGCAAGGTCCTGGTGGTCCAGGCGAATCAGCGCCACCAAGTCCAATGGGATAGTAATAAAATGATTTTAAAGAAAGCAGAAAACAAAGTAGATCCTGAGCTAGCTATATCAGGTTTTACAAGAGGGCTTAATAAAGCTCTTAATGATAAACTTTGCTCTTCTGGATCTATTAGCCAGGTTACAAATTTTATTGGTACCTTATCTAATACTATCTTACAGGCAAGGAGTCCAACAAATAGCCCTCTTGTTAATAGGTATCTTTCTAGCTATAGCAAGAGACTTAAAAAATTTCCTTCTGCAGATGAAATGTTTTCTGCTGCAGATGCGGCATACAAAGAGGTAGCTCTAGGAAAGGCCATATATGCTTATAAATTAATGATAGATTTAAAAACTTTGGCAGAGGAAGTCAATGGTACAACTATATCATCAAACCCCTCAAACACCTCAGAAGTAAACAGTCTTGCTTCAGAACTATTTGAATCTACAAATTATTATATTAAGCTAATAAATAAATTAGAATATTATTTTAATGATATCAATGAAAAAGCAGAAGCAAACAGATCTGTTTTTAAGCAGCTTTCTTGGATATTTTATATCTACTTTTGAAAAAAATATAAGATATAGCGAATCTGGATCTTTAACAGGTCAGGATAGTGTAGATTTTAAGGGAAGAAAAAATTTAAAGCCATTAAACGAAGAAGAAAAAAATAAAAAAGAAAAAAATAATTCTGAGCAACAACCTTCTCAGTATAGTTATAAAATAGATAATGTATTGCAAAATAATGATTTCAAAATGGACACAAGACATGGTGGATATTCAATCGTATTAAATCATTTGCATTCACAAAATCCAGAGTTACGCATAGAATATTCTGGAGGTATATCAAATAATCCAGAAGAAGTCCTTGCATCAATTATTAATTCTGGTCTAATAAGGCCTGGAGCAGATGCAGAAGATATATTTAAAGTACTTTCAGATATGACAAATACATCAAAAAGAGTAAAAATTGAAAATAACAATGGATCAACTATTTTGGTTATAAATTTTCTAAATAATATATTAGAAAGTTTTAAACATAAAGAAATTTTAAAAATAACTGTAAAAACAAATCAAATTGGTGTTATTGCAAATAAAAAATATACAATAAATTCTGGAATAAAAAAAATAAGTTTTGATATAAATGATATAATTAATGAATCTTCTAATATATCTAGTTTAGAAAGAACCTTAATTATAAAAAAGATAAAAAAATGAAAAAACAATCTTATACATCATCAATTCCAGAAAAGCAAATTTCTTCAAAAAAAACAAAAGTTTCTGCAACTCCATCTGCAAATGAGTCTGGAGCAAGGGGGACTATTTTCCCTGGAATGTATAAAGATACTCCTTTTTTAAAACAAAATGAAGATTATATAGATGATGAATTTATTGAAAAAAAGAATCCAAATAACAAAGTTTACTCTGATTTAAAAGATTTAATAATTGATCTTGCTGATGAACAAGATCAATGCGGTGATTTTGTTTTTTCAAACTTTAATGATTTTTTATTAAAAAAAATTGCACAATCAGAAGGCACAGATTATTCTCATAGTTTTAATTTACTAATTAAAGTAATTAATAATTCAGATATTTTAGATAAAGATGTAAAGATAGCAAAATTAGTGCGACTATATAATAGGCTTATAAAAGTTTATGCATCTAAACATGGCATAGATGGAGCAAAACTTAAGGCTTATCAGGCAGTCAGAAATGAAGTTGAGAGCCATGTAAATAGCAACTTGATTAAAAATGCACAGATAATTGAAAATGATCCAATTTATGTGTCGCAACAACTAAGTAATATTATAGATATAATGTTAAGTAAAATATCTAAAGAAAAAAGACCTGGATCATACGATGCAGTAGTTAAAAAATTAAAACAATTTAATACAATGGAAATTTCATCAAAGAAAAATCCAGGTGGTGCAGCTATCGGCGTAAGCTTAGGCCTTGTAAAAAACATTTTAAATGGAAAGAATCCTTATTATATAAATATTGTTTTGCAAGAATTAATGAAGAGGCTACAATGAACAAGAAAGCATGGCCATATATTGGATCTACAGAGTCTGGAATGGGCGTCAGAGAGTATGGCGATTATAGAGACATGCAGCATGGTAGTTATGAGCGTAGCGATGCTAATACACCAGAAAAACAATCAATCGAAGGAACCGGTCCTGCTACTGCAACAATATTAAGTGGCAAACAATTTGCATTAAACGAGGAAGAAATGGAAGATAAAGATTTACTAGATTCTGCATTTAGTGTTGATGAAATCTCTGATAATTCAAATATTTTAATTATATCCGATGATTGTGATTCTATAAAAGGCTATGCAAGATCTAAGTATAATATTTTTCATATTTCAAAAAAAGCAGAACTAGAAAGCAGCATTATAATAAGTAAAAAAGCAGATCCAAGATATTATAAATATGATAAGAAGTTTGATTTATTTTTATTAAATAATAATTTTGATAATGATAGTTTTAAGTTATGCTTGTCAAACATAACAAATCAACTTAAAAATTACTCAAAAGGAGTTATTAAAACTAGTTTAAAATCAACAGATGTTTTTGCTACACTTTCTAGTTTTAATATGAAAGTTGATAATTTTAAAAATAATATATATAAAGTAAGTTTTAATAATTTAAAAAATACTAAAATAGTTGGCGTAATGGATTTGTCTGGCGCTATAAAGGCAACCTTTATATGTGATATAGCTGACTCTATGGATAAAAAAATTGCAGGATTACAGGCTTATTCAAATATAAATAAAAGCTTTGGATTATATTTTCCATATAATAAAGCAACAGATGTATCATATCATATGGGTACTGTAAATTATCCAATTGATATTATCTTTTTGGATAACGAGCTAACAGTTAAAAAGATAGATAAGAATATCTCACCAGGAACTCCAGGGCTTTTTTCATGCGGTGGTGTAAAAGCTGTTCTAGAGTTAAATGGGAATATGTCTAATATATTAAATATAAAAGTTGGTGATCAAGTTTTTGTTGATTCTGCAGACAATCTAAATTCGAACACTATTGAAAAAAATATAGCAATTAAAAAAACAACAAGCGCCCAGTCAAGGCTTAGCAAGTTTGGAAGCGTTGGTGTTAAGTTTGTTGGATCTGAAGGATTGGCAAAAACAGCATCATTGCTAATGAATACAAAAGAATATAAATATGCAATACTTGATATAGATCCTTATTTAGGTTTGTATCTAAATCTAAGAAAAGAGGCCTCATATGATAAGCATTCTCTTCTTAAGGATGTTTTTGGAAGGCCAAAGACTGCAGAAAAAAATAATCTAAAAGTAGATTTGTTAAAGATAGCAAAAGCAGAAATACCAGAAGGATATTTTCTACCAGAAACAATATCTGGTTTTAACGATATGATTAACTTGAAAATTTCAAGAGACCTAAAGAATTTAGTTAGCTTCGATGGAAAAATTGTTATTGCAAGCAAACACAATTTAGACTATTCATCACTATCAGGATTCCTGAATTCATATTCAAGACTTGTATTTAGAAGGCCTTTTCCTATTTTTGAGTTTACAAAAATAGCTGATGATACTGATTTATATCAAGCAATTACTCAAAAATACAACAACAATGATTTGTATTTCCTAAACAAGAAGGCTGGAGCAAAAATTCCAAAAAATATAGCTGATAAGGCAAAAGAAGCAGAAGAGAGCCTAAAGGAAGCTATTGAGAAGTCAGAAAAGCTTATGGAGGCCCTAAAGAAAAATTTAACAGTATATCAATCTATAGAGTCCGACAAAGAAAGGGTCAAGAATAGTAAATTTGACTATAAAGAATCCGTTGGTAGAAATAAAAATATATTAAAAGAAATGCTACTTGCTGTAAAGGAAGGGCTAAAGAAGATGAATGAAATAAAAGATATATCTACCACCTATGAGATAATAGGCACAATTGCCACTGCGTCAACAAAATCTTCAGAAATTGTTGCTGAAATTTTTGAGCTAATAGATATTATTGAAACTGATGACTTTATACCAAAGCTTTCCGAGAAGACCGGCATGGTCGAGAAAATTTTTATGGATCTAAAAAATTCAATTCAAAGAATGACGGCATTTATAAACAATGATATACTTGGAGTTTTGGTAATATCACCATAGCGGTTTTAAAATAGGAGATTGTATGTTTTATAAATTTGGAGATAACACAAAGGCAAAGACAATTGTAAAATCAGGAAATGATGTAAATCATAACGATGATGTTGAAATATTTGATAAAAGTGATGACAACAATAGAAGAAGCCTTATACTAAAAAAGTACGAAGAGCAGGAAGTGGAAGAAGTTGAAGGCGCTGAGCAAAAAAAAGTTACACAAAAAAATTAAAAATTAATATTATAGAATATGATATCTCAAGGAAGTTGAATGTTAAAGAAAATATGTTATTCACCTAATGCGGAAATAAAAACTGAGCGACTTGAATCAGTTCTTGCTTCTACTGAGCTAGTAGAAAGAATGAACAAGTTGGCAAAGGAAATTAAAGCAATAGCTCCAAAGTCAGATGACTTTCTTTATTTTTCCATAATCTTTTTAAAAGCAGCAGAGTCATCCTTGCTAGATGAATCTGGATCGCTAAGGAAAACATCAAGTGGAGAGGAAGCTTGGGGATTTTTTGATGAAAATTGGCGTTGGCATGGAAATGTTAAGCCACATAAAAATAATAACTCTGATATATTTCCAGAGTCTGAATTAAAAGTTGCAGCAAAAAAATGGATTGGAATGCCACTATGCAGAGATCATGAGTCAAGCTCTGTAGACGGAATTAGAGGCATTATTCTTGATGCACATTATGATGAAAAATTTAAACAGGTTGTAGGTCTTTGCGCTCTAGATAAAAAGAATTATCCAGACCTAGCCAGAAAAGTAGAAACAGGACTTGTAAGATACGGATCAATGGGAACCGCAGTTGAGACATCTGTATGCAGTGAATGTGGAAATAAAGCTGCTACACAAAAAGAATACTGCCAGCACGTCCTAACAAGAACTGCTCACGGTGAAATAAACGTTGGCCTAAAGCCAATCGAATATTCGCTTGTTGTTCAGCCAGCCGAGCCAGGAGCAATACTTCTAAAGTGTCTTGCTTCATTGGATAATTACAGAAAAGAATTTATTAGCTACGGTGTTGATGACGTAGATACTATGCTTGGAAAGCTAAGTGAAAAGCAAGCACAACACCTAGATACTATCATGAAGAATGCTTGCGGTGAAGACGGATGTAGCATTCCTCAAAGAAAAAGAATTGTTAAAAGTTTTCTTTCCAATAATGGTCTTATTAAAAAAGAAGGTTCAGATGATTTAACATCATTTGCACATGATCAAAATAATGGTATTATTAGTGAAAGATTTACAGATGTTGAGGCACCTGCAGAAGAAAGAAATATTCAATCAGGAGTTTCTACATCATCAAATATGATTGGTGGAAAAGGACTTGAGTCTTTTAATGACTTTGAATCTTCAAATAAATCTATAAAAGACAAGGCCAACACCAGCGACGTGCCCGCAACATCAGTAGCTAGTTTAAAGAACGATCTTGAGAAAGTTTCGATTAACAAAATTTTGGAGGATATTATGAGTCAGACTAATTTGAAGAGAAGAGCAGAGGAGCGTAGAAAAATCGCTTACATGCAGGGTGGAGATTCAGTAGATGATAAGAGCTACCGTGAACCATCAGGTTTTAAGTCAGATAAGATGTCAGAAACTGTAAGAAATACACAGGACAAGCATCTTCTACAGGACGGAGACATGAATAAGCTAACTAGAGAAGACATGGCTTTAAAAGAGAAGCTATCAAGAGCTGCTCTAGCAGAGGCTAGACTTCGTAGAATCGCTTACATGCAGGGCGGTGATTCAGTAGACGATAAGAACTACCGTGAGCCAGCAGGCTTTAAGTCTGATAAGATGTCAGAGACAGTAAGAAATACTCAAGATAAGCATCTTCTACAAGATGGCGATATGAACAAGCTAACCAGAGAAGACATGGCTCTAAAAGAGAAGCTATCAAGAGCTTCAAATTCTTCAGCCAGGATTGTCAAAAAGGCATATGCAGGCCCTTCTCTAACTACAAAGTTTACAGTAAAAAGAGAAAGCAATGGCCTAGTAAACAAGAAGGCTTCTGTATTTGAAGTATTCTCAGGTGGAAAAAGAGTTATTGCTGCAACAGCAGGATCAATCTTTGGGTCCTCTCTACCAGAAAACTGGGAGTGGATCAAGAGCGCAGAGTACGGAAAGGAAGTATGCAAGGAGATTAGGGCAAGCGGCGTAGACTACGTTTCCAGCCTCCTAAAGAGCGCACAGGACGCCGCAATGGCTCCAGCGGCTCCAGCTCCAGATGCGGGCGCAATGGCTCCAATGGACGCAGGAATGGCCCCAGCAGAGGCACCAATGCCAGAGATGCCAGCAGAGGAGCCTGCCGCAGAAGATGAAGGCGCAGAAGATGTCGGGGAAGATCCTTCCAAGCAGATTGATGAGGAGTTAACAACAATCGAAGAGACTGTATCAACAGTAAGAGATTTGGTAAATGATCTAGAGGATTCTGGTTCATCTGATGTAGATGTAAACGTATTTACAGATAAAGATAAGGATAAGGGCGGAGAGAGCTCAGAGAAGCTAGCTCTATCAAGAAGTCTGGTTCAGAATCTAATCATCACAAAGAAGAGAATTTAAGAAGCTAGCAGCAGAAGCAAGAAGAGATTCTGCAAGAGTTCACGGAGAAACAATGGCACTAGTAAGAATTGCAAGTTCACTAAAGAGACCCGCCTCATTAAGCAAGAGAGCTCAGGAAGAGGCTGATATGAGCATGGATGACATGATGTATGATATGGAAATGGATATGTCAATGGACATGGCAATGGACGACTCAGCAGATGCTGCAGTTGACGAGGCAAAGGATGAATCAGCAGAGCTAGTATCAGAAGCAATGAATATGAGAAAAGCACGTAGAGAGGGTATTCTAAAGAAGGCAGAGTCAAGCTTCCTGGCATCAAGAGCTTCAGCCAGAAATTCACTTCTAAAGATGGCAGAAGAGGAGATGGAAGATGATGCCAAGGATAAAGCACATAAGGGTAAGAAGCACGAAGAAGAAATGAAGAAAGAAGACAAGAAAGAAGAGAAGAGAGAAGAGAAGAAGTCCGATGATCTAAACGATATGAGTGCAGAGGCTCTATCTTCTGGATTTGATATGGGTATGAGATCACAGGATCATATGCCATCAGGTATGACTGAGGGTCA